CTTGCGATGCTGCGTTTAAAATCGCCTGCACTATTCCGTCAGCAATGGCCTTGATCGAGTCAGCGTCCGGCTTGCTAACTAGTCCGTCAGCGTTGACGGTGCGGATGAACTCCATTGTCTGAGTCTCGGTCTTGAGCTTCGCGGACTCACCCCACATAAGGAAACTGCGGTAGCTGATATGGACAGTGTGGTTAGTCGATCCAGTCTTAGGATCGACGTACGTGAACCGCTCGCTGTAGGTTGTACACCCACAGAGCAGCCAGACCAACAGCACGACTGGAGCAAGGAGTCTCATCAGACGTTCCCAATGCAGGTACTCGCAAGCAAGTATGCCTTGCTGGTGGACCCTTGAAGTTTAGCCGCGAAGCCGAACCCCTCTGGTACCGTGCCACCATCCTCGATCACTACCCACTTGCACGGAGCAGACGCTTCACCAACCCAGTTCAGACAACGGATAACAACCTGCCTGCCGGCAACGCTCCAATCCAAAAACCGGTTGCACGGGAACTCGAACACCTTACCAACCTTCAACGGAACTACGGTTTTGACTAGTTTTCTCATGGTTTCCTTTCAATGGCCTTGACTCGATCGTCAAGCTCTTTTAGTTCAGTGCGCACAAACAGCTCCCACCAGTCAGGAGGCGTCTTCGCGGGCATGGTTGCGATGGTGGTCTTGAGGTTGCTGATCTCCATGAACACTTGGGCCAGTGCCCCACTTACAGCTTTGTCGGTATAGGCCCTCGCCTCGATGCGCTCCTCCTGAATCTGCGCTGCAAGTCCAAAGGTCTGTCTTACCTGCCACGCTCCCAACGCGAGGAGCATTGGCCACGTTGCAAGCAGTACCTTATGGCTCGCCGCCCACCAGCCCTGAAGTTCTCCAATTGGTTTGCCCATATCCAGCATCAGTCCTTTATTTGTGAGTGGTGGACGCCAACGCGCCTGCGCGCCAGCACATACGCCACGGCCAGCACACCAAACAAGAATGAGCTGCGCGGTTCGGGCACCACGGTCAACGTTCCGTCGTCGAGCGTGAGCGAGTAACCTCCTTGCATTACGTTGTCCAAGCACACAAGCGCGTTAACGTCGTCAAAGTCAGGCCACAAAGGCGATGTCCATGTAAGCGCATAGACGCCCGGCTGCACGCCAGTCGTGTCAAGCGTCATGCGGCCCAACAGAGTCCGACCCGCCTCGAAGTACGCACCACCCTCATCGAAATTCTCGGCCCCGATTGTCCAATACAGGCTGGCCCCATCGGTCTCCCAAATCCCGTAACTCTCGATCGTGTCCCACGGCGTGCCAGACACCACATCGTAACTGGCGATCACTGGCGATGGAGAGCGTGACTGGTCGACGTGGACAAATGCGTTCATACCGTCGACCGGTAAAGGTGCAGTCGTGGTATTGTACGCTACGATGTCGACAATCACCTGCTCCCCAGCTCGCACAACGTAAGTGCCGAGACTCAACACGAACTGGGCTGCGATGATGAACGCGAGCATCATTCCTTTGCGTGGTGCGCATAGTGGACAATATCGACTGCGTGAGATCGTAGATAAGCCGCTGCGTGCTCTGGATCGACGCCGGCTGCGTACATGTCGGCCACGCGGCATGCTGCGGCGCGGGCGTACTGCTCTGTGTTCGCCGCTCTGACTTGCTTCGTCCCGGCGAGCCAGTGCCAGAGTTCGTGGGCGAAGATCCACACGGTGGCGTGGCCCAAGCTCGTGGCTGTGTACCGGCCCCACACGGCGAAGCGGACTCGGTTGCCGACAATCTGCATTTCGCCGAGCATCTGGCCGGGGTGAAGCTTATCGCGGGCTGCGGCTTCTGCGGCCTCGCGGCTTGCCGTTGGAGTGGACTTCGGGACGTAGACAGGCGTTTCTTCCCAACACATGTCCCCGCCGTTGCACCGTGTGTTGAGAAACACCCGGCACGTATGCGGAACGCCCCAGGTGCTCAGTGTCGCGCCGTGCCCGACCACGTCCCGGTAAGGCGACGCGGCGAATGTCACCGTCAACTTCTTGAGGCGCTTCGGGTCCCACTCGCCAGCGAAAGCCCGGCACCATTGCAGCGCTTGGCTGCAACGGTCGGTGATCGGTTTGCTGGCGCGCCACTTCATGGGAACAACTCCTCTCCGCCCTTCGTGACGTAGTACCGCACCCGCGCGCCCATTCGAGTGCCGCTCGTAATGGGCACCGAGGCCCTTCTATCAGCGGCGGTAACGTAGGCCTTTGCGCGCACATTCGACGCCCCCAACGTGCCTCCCCCATCGTTGTAGAGCACGAACGTCCTCAATGCGGTATTCGACCAATCTAGGTTGGCCTCAGACGGGTCGTCCTGGATCATGGCACATGCATATCCAGCATCGCTCACGAAACCGACTGCCCCGGTCTGCGTAAGTCCGTAACGTGTTTCCGTGACGCAATTCGTTACGTGCCGCATTTCGTCGCCGAAGATTTTAAACCGCTCGAAGCAGTAACCCACGTGCGTGTTGTATGATTCAACAGACATCATGGATGTGTACATGTAGCCGCCTGAGTTTTCTGCGAGCAGACCGTCCATCAAAAAAGTATATTGGGTGTCCACGGTCGCGTTGTTCGCGTTGAACAAATGGCTCATCGCGCTCTGTCCCCATGTGAGGGCTCCGGTCGTCATATCCGCAGTTTGGTCGATCCGAATCTCCCGCCCCTTTATGCACCCCCACAGCGGAACATTGGCTGCTACCCCGTCCACGTAGATTGTGACAGTCTGGGCATCTTCACCGCCGTGCATCACGCCTCCGAAGTTTTGCGCGGTGCTGCCTTCAGGGGTAAACCATCCAGCATATTCCCAGTGTGCACCTACGCTGTAGACATACTTCGTGGGCGAATAATCATGAGGCCAATACCAGACCTTAATTGTCGCGACTGTTGTGTCGGTGCATTGCGCATCGACCGTGAACCGCATCCAATACCTGCTAGTGCCACTGTTGACGCTCACCGCCGCCCAGTCCGGCGGGCGCGTGAACGAAATGATGCCGTCTTTGGTCCAGCCGCTCGTGCCGTCGAGCACCGTCAGGTTCGTCCAGTTTGCGCCATCGTGGTACTCGCAAACGAGATTGACAGCATTCGTGTTCGGAGTCGTGAACGTCATCTCTACCCGGTCGAATACTGTATTGCCAGCCGGCACAGGCTGCGTGCAGATATATAAGTGGTTCGTGGTGTCGAATGCTCCGAGCGCGACACCGGACGGATTGGAGTGCGCTAGTGTCTTGTTCGTGTATGCGCCCGCGATGAATGTCTGGATGAATGGCGGGTGCATCAAGACGCGCTGAGTCTTCCATTGGCCCGGTAGGCCGTGAGTTGCGCCGCCCGGCGTGATGCCCCACGCATCAAAATAGACCTTGCGATTTCCTGCCGAACAATTGACAATATCCTTCGCCATACGGATGGTGTGAGTTCCAGCAGGCAGAGCTCTGGCGATGTTCGTAACGATGCTCACGTTGCCGACGGCACTAAAGTTGACAAAGGCGTTTGTCCCATCGTTGTAGAGTGCATTGACAAGGTTCGTGGACCCGTCGATTGTGACATTTCCCCGGCCTCCGGTAGTCAGCCCAAAACCGGACAGGTAGAGACTTTCGCCACCATCGCAAACGATGGACCATTCCACATACCCATCCTCATCGCCAATGTTGTACGCAGCGACCCCGGTGATTGGCATCGCCGATGATGCAATTCTGCCCCACGACCCATTCCATGTGATGTTTGTGTCGAGCGGGTCCGGCTGATACCAACGAATAGGTTCGATAATGTGACACCCCCATATCCCGTAGTAGTCTTTCCCAGGCGTGGCCGTGCGATACAAGTCCCATTTGACCCAGGTTTCATCCTCCATATTCTGCCAGATAGTCAACTCGTTGGCTTCGTCGGATGAAATGGTGAGAAACTCGCTGGCGCCCAACCGTGATGCATCCAGCGCGGAGATCCACGTCGAGATATTCGTCCCAGCCCTGTACGGCCAGTAATTTGCGCGGTAGAGTCCAAGCTCGCGCTGTGCTGTGGCTGGGTCCCCAGTCGTCATCCAGCCTGCGGTGTTCGTCGCTGCGGCTGAGAGCCCGAGCCGAGCGCGCCAGTCGCCTGGATTCGTCGTCACGTCGTTGGTGAGCGTGGTGTAGTTCAGGATGGTGCCGGCTGATGGAGAAGATACCAGCAAAGGATCGCCGTCCGTTCCGCTCACTAGTTTAACTCCTCCTGAGCTTCCTGCTGAGATTACATAGTCATTAGCTCCATACTTCAGGCGTAGGCCAGCATCGCCAAGCGCATCATCGACGTTCAGTGACGCTTCCGATGAGTGATTGCCTGGATATAGCGGAACGCTATTTGTGGTCCACTCCTTCACACCAATGAGCGCGCGCGCCGTCGCAGGGTCCGCAGTCGTCAACCAGCCTGCGATGTTCGTCGCTGCGGCTGAGAGCCCGAGCCGAGCGCGCCAGTCGCCTGGATTCGTCGTCACGTCGTTGGTGAGCGTGGTGTAGTTCAAAACGGTGCCTGGGCCTGGTGTAGTGACAAGCGTGGGCGTCGTGCCCTCCGAGTCGGTCAGCTCCATCGCCCCGCTTGACGTGTCGATTGAGAATAGCCCGACATTCGTGGCCCCGTATCCGAATCGGAGCCCGATTTTGGTTGTGTCTCCGACGGCGGTGTCGAATCGAATCCAGCCGTAGTCATTCTGTAACCCGAAATTGAGGTTGGTCACCCATTCGCCCAAGCCCAACGTCGAGCGCCAGCCGGCCGCAGTGGTGTTTGTGGTCTGCTCTCCTATAGCGAGCGCACCGCGGGCGGCGCTCGCGCTTGCGACCGCAAACAGGTTTGTTGCGGCCCAATCGCCGGCGGCCTTGATGCCGGAGTCAACCCAGTTGCTCGATGAGTTGAGCCGGAAGATTGTGCCGGTGTCGAGGCAATGCACGAGCATGCCGACCTTCATGCGATCTGCCGGAATTGCGTCGCGCGCGGTGGTGTTTGCGACGCTGCGAAAGCCGCCCTGGCCGTACTCCTCGGTATGCGACGCATATGTGTCGAGCGCTGATGCCGGCGCCACGGGCGCGAGCAGAGGGGTCGTCCCCTCGATGTATTGCGCGAAGGCTGAGACGCTGACCGACATGGCCAGCAGCAGCAGGATTGATCGGATGGTGTTCATAGGCATGGTCATTACTCGACTGTCATGGTCCATCCCGCACTCGTCGAGTTGTAGGTGCGGAACACGCGATAGTTGACACCGTCGACCTCGACGATCATGCAGTAGAGAGTGCCGAATTCGGTGTCGTAGGGTGACGACATTTTGAGAGCGACATCGAGCGATCCGATCTTGAGCGATGTGGGGGTGTCCCAGCTCGCAGGAGTCGCAAAATATGAATAGCCGGCGTCGGTGGTGTAGGTGTAAGAGCCCGCGGCGCTGGCGGAGTTGGTGCTGCTCAGGCCCATGATGCCGGCGCTGTCGAGTGTCGCAGACGCGCTCTTGCCCCAGTACACAGCAGAAGGCGGGACGTAGGTGTATGTGCCGGTCCTGATGCCGCTGTCGGTGTAGTCTTCGAGGATGCCGATGGCCTTGACGGTGGTCGTGTTGGTGAGTGTGATCGCGCTCGAATAGAGCACGTCATTGGTGTCAGGCGTCGATCCGTCGATGGTGTAATAGATCGACGCGCCAACCGTGGCGCAACTCATCGATAGGCTGAGCGTGGTGGCGAACGTGGTGCCTGTGACTGGAGAGAAAGTGGGTGTTGCGACGGTCGGGATCGGATCGGCATCTCGGATGGCCAGCCAGGAGTCACCGCCCCACATCCAGATTGCGCCGCTCGCTGAATTGATGTGGATCAGCTCGGAGCCGACACGGCCCGCCCCCGGATCGGATGCCGCGGAGACAAACGTGGCGGTGTTCGTCGCTGCGGCTGAGAGCCCGATTAGAGCACGAGCACTAGCCTTGTTGTCCGTATGATCCAAGTCGGCTCTTGTGAATACATTGCTCTTGATGATCTGCGCCTCGGCCATCCCGTACAGCGCAACGATAAGAATTAGGTATTTGGTGAAGCGCATAGTGCGATAACTGTTGAGTTGTTTGCGTTGTGTTGAACTGACGCGATTCGGTAGGACTTGCTGTTGTACGTGATCTTTTGTCCGGTGGTCGGCGTGCTACTAGGTCGGAACGCAAACGACATAGTAAGCTCCTCTTCCTTGCCGCCAACGGTCACAGTGTTCCCTTGTTGGATATGCGCCGGAACGCATGCGTAGCTAGTACCAGAATACGTGAGCGTGTCTGATACTGCGCTCAGTAGTACAGTTGCACCTTCGTTTGCTATAGCGGCTAATGGCATCTTAGACGAGTTGCTCCCAAGCAGAGCCATTCCAGAAGTAAAGGCCCTGGAATGCCGTTGTATAATGAAATGCGAATGCGCTTTTACCAGCGTCCACTCCAGGATCATCAGTAGGAGCGTCGCTAACGATATTGATGACTGGAGTCCCACTCCCTGTTACGCTAGACCCATAACTAATGCTGAGCGTCTCGCCAGTGTTTGCGTCGCTGATAGCAGTACCGATCGCAGATCCAGTGCTATAAGTCTGCGCAAAACCTCCAGCCGCAACCGCAACAGCATCCCCAAATTGAATTCGAGAACACTTTATGGACAGAGCGAGTGTGCCGTGGAATGCGGCCACCGGAGTGACTGTAAGACCGTCCGTCGTTGTCGCTTCAATCGTGACTGACCCAGACTTGCTAAGAGTCGGTATCGTGCTACCACCGAACGCGATTGAGAACGTGCCCGCTGTGTGTGACGATACAACCCAAGTGATCGTATACCTGCGGCCTACCACCGGCGCCTTGGGGTAACTTAGCGCGCTTGTGTTCCAGGTTGTGTGCGCCCAGCCAGCAACCCACCCACCAGTCCAGTTTGTGCTGGTCCAACCGCTCGCGCTAAGAAACTCGATTGAGTCAGTGGCAGTCACCCCGGCAGGATCGCCTGAGACTGGATGAATCGTCACGATTTCACCTGTGCCTGCGCTGTTCGCGCTAACGCCGATGGGAGTTTCACCAGCGCCGCAAAGTGCGCATTGTGTTGCTGGTGCCGTGCCGGCCTTGACAAAACGGTTGGCTGTGACTGCCGACTCTGCGATTCGTGTGATAGTCATTGCGCGCCTTTCTTAATGCTATTAGTCAGCCCGTGAGTCAGCGTTGCTGTCGAATACTGCGCCAGCGCCAGCGGGCACAGCATGAGAAGCAGTGTCGAGAGTAAGAGCCTTTTCATTTTGTGTCCGCCTTGCTCACGCGCTGGGAGAGGAACATAACCCAGCGCGTGAGCTGGGGCTGGTTGGTTAGTTACTTGACCTTGCGTTTCTGCTCTTCGGAAGTCTGCTCCGGCTTCGCAACACGAAGCTTCTTGAACTCGGAGGCGAACAGGACTTCGACCCACTTGCCAGTCGAGTGTGCCGCGCGCGCCTCCGCGAACTCGCGCCGTTGCTCGGCATAGGGAACATCAACTCCATGAATGATGGTGGTCTTTCCTGTGGAGTCGATTCCCAGCGTGATTGCTCGTCTCATAGTGTTACGATCTCACAAGGATTTTCAGTTTGTTGGTGTCACCGGCTGCGGCACCGAAGACAACATCGTAGGATGCCCAGGTGGTACGCGACGCATTCGAGAACCACGAGCACGCAAGCACGGTAAGTCCGAGTCCTTCGACTGTGGCAGTTTCCGTGACAATGCTAGAACCACTGCCGAACGAGACCGGAAGACCGCTAGCAACTGCGATCGCATCAGGATCACAGACAACGCCAACGGTATTGGACGCGGCGCCGGTCCAGTCGTTCTGCGCTACAACCATGTCGAAGCCGTAGGGCTTCAGGCCTTCGCGTCCAGGAATGTCACCGCTCGTAAGCCCGAAGTAGTTCACGTCCTTCGGCAGCAGGTATGCGAGATGTCCCCAATCGAGCACCAGATTTTTTCTCGGCCAGTCTTTGGCCAGCGCCAGAATCGCCGGCAGATCGTCGCGGTCGAAGCTGGCAGCCGCGCCGATAGCAGTGCCAGCGCCGTAGGTAGCAGTCGCAAGCAAGGTGGTCCAGATGCTCGAAATCTTCTTCGCGAGATTGATTGTCGCACCCTCGGCGAGAGTGGCCATTCTGAATCCCTGATTCTGCGCGGCATTGTCCAGGTGGAAGCTCGCAGTGTACTGGTTCATAGTCACGCTGATTGGGTCAAGTTTGCTATCGCCAGACTCGAAGTTCGTCGCGTTAGTCTGAACCGTCGGACCGCTCGTATGCTTCGCGACAACCACGGTTGCCCTAGGGCGAATGCGATCCAGGCCGAAATCGCGAGAGAAAGCAGCCAGCGGGGCGAGTTGCACTTGAGCCGTCTGAACAAACTGCTCGGCCAGGAATGCCGGGACCAGAGTAGAACTCAGAGTGTTCACGTTCATCGGGTCATACCCTCGAAGCCGATGGAGTTCCGGCAGGTGGTTGCGAAGAAACTCGTAACGTTCGCGCGTTCCTTTAGGTTTCTTCTCCAAGTCGTTGAGAAGAGGATTTCCGATGTTCACAACGCCGCTCGGCTGTGGAGTCTGATTCTCTACCACCGGGAACGCCTTGAGGTTTTCGAGGAGTCCCTCGTTCTTCAGCACGTCCGGCAGCCACTTGGCAACGTCGATGCTGGGTCGCGTCGCGGCAATGTTGTGGAGCTGGTTCGTGATCCTGATTTTCCGCTCGGACTCAAGCGCCGTCCGCAGGCGCTCAAGTTCCGCGTTGTGATCAATCACGTTCACGGGTCTGATGTCCGGCTGAGGGTTAGGCCCCGCCGTGTTTGTTGGGTTATCCATAGGTTTCGGCTGGTTTGTGTTTTTCTTTTCCGTCTTGGCGGGGCTTAGTCCGCCGCCCGCTCCAGGCACACACTTGAAGCGGGAAAGGTTGAAGTTGTTAGGTTGCGCCGTGCTGTCTGTGACTTCATCCGCAAGCCCGATCTCGTGTGCTTCGATGCCATCCATCCAGGTTGTGGCACGCATGAGGTCACGCATCTTCTCTTTCGACTTGCCAGTCTTGTCAGCGTACATTTGCGCAACCCGGTCACTCTCATTGTCAAGTAACTCGGCCTGCTCGCGCATAGTCTCAGAGTCGCCGATTACGAAGCCTTGTGCGTCGTGAATCATCATGCGCGCGGTCTTCGGCATGACCACCTTGTTAGCCGCGCACGCAATCCAGCTTGCGGTGCTAGCCGCAAGCCCATCGACGTACGCAGTAACGTCGGGCTTGCGCGAAGCTACCGTGTTGTAAATCGCAAGCCCGTCGAACACGTAGCCGCCGGGAGAGTGTATGTGCAGGTCGATAGGGCCTTGTGGAATCGCGTCCCACGCTTCGAGAAACTCCTTCGGATCATTGCCGCTGCCATCCCAGTCCCTGCCAATCATTCCGTAAAGGAGGACTTTCGTGCTCTTTGCGCTGTTCGTGATTTCCCAAAACGGTTTCACTTCTTTTCCTCCTCTTCAGTGTCAGGCTTCTCCTCCTCTTCACTCGGAGCTTGCGCGGCCTGTTGCTTTCCGTTGATGTTCGCAATGTCACTAGGGTCGACACCGTACTCTGCCGCGAGCTCTTTGATGTAAGCAGCCTGCTCTGCTTTCCTGCGCAGCACAGTTCTCCAATCGAGTCCCCTTGGCGAAAGGATAGTCTCCAGGTCGTCCGTTCCGGCCTGGAGACTTTGGAGGTTAGCCGACATAGTATAACCTATGTCAACGTTTACTCCTCTTGGCGGGAGTACATTCGCCGCCCAGTATTCGGTTGGCGCTCCGGATAGTTCCGGTGTGTTCCGAGCGACGGACATAACATAGCCGTAGATGTCACGACACGCATCGGCAATTACGCTTGAACGCTGGGCGAAGAAAGATGCAGCTAGGTCGAGGCTGCCACGGTACACAGTCCCTTGCATACTGTCTGGGTCTACCATCACGTAGGGAATACCTACCCCAATGCAGATCGCTTTCGTGATGAGTTGCCAATGTTGGCGCTGTTGCTCTGTGGGTCGAGTGGCAATGAATTGCTTGATGTCCTCACCATTTCCAAGCGCGATAGCCATTGCGCCAGTAGCATCCTCGATCAAGTCCGTGGTTGTCTCAGTTGTCGCTGCGCCGCCCGCTGTGCTGTTGCTGCGAGTGACCTGTGACCTGCGGAATCGGAGCGGGTCGAATGTTCCGGTTGCATTCGTCTTCAGCACACCGAGAGTCCCGGCCAGCTTTGCAACCTGCATCTCAAGCTTCCATAAATCATCAAGATCATGGAGAGCGTTGAGAACAGGAGATAGGAACGAAGTCCCGCGATACTGTCCTGGACGCTGTGGCTCGAATAGGTGCCACACTCGTTCCGCTGGTACCACCTCGATGAGCTTGAGTCTGCCTGCGTCCTCCTCCGCGTGTACAGCGTATCCAGTCGGCCTACCATTCGAGTCAACGAATATCCCATCAATCCACTGCTTGTTTTTCTCCTGTCCGTCTGGCGTGCGGATCAGATGCCCCTCGATGATCTGCACCCTCGGCCCGACCCGGCCCATCGACTTCAACACGAATGTTTCGCCGTCGATGAACCATGTCCGCGCCATCAGGCCTTGCAGTGTGCCGAAGCTTTGCCTGCTCGTGGCATCCGGGAACTTGCACCATGTCTGCCACCAGTCACTGGCCCGCTGGTTCCATTCGTCATCATCCGTTGAAGGCTGAACCACTAAGCCAGTGCCTACCGTGCCAGACTCGAAAATGTCAGCTAGCTTGTTGACGAGCCACGAGTTGCGCTCGTAATACCTAGCCTTCTGGGCGAGTGTCTGCCTTGACGCTGTTGAAATATCGAATCGCGCTGAAGTGTAGGTGGACTGAATCCTACTCCTGCGCGTCGAATACTGCGCAGCCTCGTACACGTTGCCAACGAGTAACCTGGCCAGCCAATGGCGGAGCGCGTTTACCATTGGTTCATCCCCGCGAATTCAACCGAATGCTGATAAACGTCCGGCAACCGGCCTGTCATTTCGGCAGCAATCTCGGCGTTGGTAGCCTCGTCGTCGTCGAGGTAGGTTATGCAAGTGTCGCACAACTCCAGAAGCCGTTGCCACATTTGGACGGCATCTTGTTGTGACATGCCAGCGGAAGCTGGATCAAAGAAGGAAGTGCTAACGCCGTTCATGCTGACGCTAGCAACTGACCGACCAGAGGATACGTCGCCGAAAGTAGAAGCAACCTTAGCAGCTAACCAAGTGCGCAACGCCCCAGCGCTGGCTTGCGACACCGCGTAGGTGACTGCCGCCCGGTAGGTTGATGCTGCTATTTGCGCCACGCGAATAAGGTACGCGTGGGCAACTAAACTAGTCTAGTGGTAGTTGTGGCAGTTGCGGCAGTTGCGGCAGTTACGGCAAGTCATCAATCAATCCCATAGCCCGTAGTGCTTCTATGACCTTCCCCTTGCGATACCGAACGAAGCGCAGGTTGAAGACTCGCCGCGCAGGCTTCAGCCCCCATCGCGTTTCATTGCGACGCACCTGGTCGACACTCACGTCGAGCAGTCGTGCAATGTCCTTGCGCGATAGGTTGTCACTCATGAATCCCCTGGCATTGTTGGCAGTAGACCGCACCACATTGCGAAGGCTAGCTGCATAACCTCGCAATCGAGCAGGTGGTTGGGCCACCGCTGGCTGCGCTTTGTCCACGTCCGCGTTGTCTTGCCCGTCTTTTTGCTCGGCTGTTGGTCCAGATATTCCGCGTCGAGGTGTTGCCAGTATTGCTCCGTGGCCACGTCCTTGGCTACAGCCCAGGTAACCCCGAGGTCCTTCGATTGCTCTGGATCGCGTAGCACCGACAACAGGTCCTTGAACCAGTCAGACGCAAACTCGAAAAGGACCATCTCTGCTTTGCCGCCGTCGCTCGTGCCGGCAAATGGGTCTATGTACCTTGTGAAGTACGGGGCTTGTGATTCACTCCCTGGTTGCTTCCATGTCTTTCGACTTGGCATCCCCTTTGCTGGGCACCAGCCTGTTCCAAAGTGTTTGCCGCGCTCCTCGAGAAAGACGAACTCGGAGTATGCCGCGCACCGGCGATATACTTCCGCATCCGAGCGCGCACCCCACCCGGAGTCTACCATCACCGCAGCGTCGGGCACGGCCTCGGCGGCCTTAATCGCGTGCAGGTCTTCCCATGTGTCGGCGTGCCCGGCGCGGATCGCGGTCGTCACCGTGCTACTCTCCGAGCGTTCCCATGTTCTGACTACGTACCAGAAATGGGGAGAGCCATGCTGACAGTCCACAGTCATGATCTTCGATGCCTCGGCCTTCGCCTCGGGCTTGCTAACGACGACCTCGATGCGCTGCCCTCGCATGTCCTGCCGCACGAATGGCTCGGACA